AATGGCTTCGCGAATGTCGAAGCCCAATCTTTCTTTTCGTCTGGTGGATTTTTGGCGTTGTTGACAACAATGTGTGCTGGTTTCCGTTATAAGGAAGCCTTGTTATTGTTAAACAATGTTGGAAGTTTGTCTCGATCATTGTCATTTGTTGATCAATTAGAATATTTTGCTAAAAACGTTATCAATTGGATTTATTTTAAATTTACAGATACCTATTATTTTGTTGAATCCGAAATCGAACGAAAGACTCGTGATGCTTATGCTAAGATTGATGAGTTATTCTATCCATTTGGTGGAGATCTTGATAAGATTGCTGCCCATTCTCGTTCTAATGAAGCTTTTTGTCGTGATGCCCTTGATTTGATCACGAAGTTTAAGCAAATTTTACCCTCATGCTTACTTGTGACCAAACAAGGTCCTGCTTTTAAAACTATGGATAATGTTCTTATTAAATATCGTTGGACGATTTTGTGTAATCGTCCGTGTGTTACGTCTACTCGCCCCTGTGTAAATATAATGTTAGTTGGAAATACTCCTGGATGTGGTAAAAATCATGTCGGCCAGATGATCATTGCTGGTGTTTACAAGTTGCTTCGTGAGTTGCAACCTGAAAAATATCGATATGATTGGAGAGAATCTTTGGTGTTCAAAAAACCAAAGGATTCTGAGTACTGGGATGGTTATAATGAAGATACATTTGCTCTGATGATTGATGAGTTTATGAATCGTAATGATGAACTGTCTCGTTCTTCTGAAGTGTTGGAAATGATGGAGCAATGTGATGGATATCCTGTCCCTTTGAACATTGCTAAATGTGAAGACAAAGGTGCCGTTTTTGCGTCACATTGTCTTAATGTTATAACCTGTCCTGTTTCTGATTGGAAGGCTAGTGGAATTGCTCAAGCTGGTGCTCCAGCCAGAAGATTGGACATTGTGTTGCGTCCCGTATACAATGCTGATCTTTCTGAGCCTGATGTTGATAAACATCATGTTATTCATTCTTCTCACTATCTTTCTGATGCTTGGAATTATTCCCGTGATCCCTTCATCCTCGCTGACCATGCTAATGGTCAAACATATCCTATTCGTTCTCGTTCTTACGGATACATGCTTCCTGAAGGGAGAGTGTATCTCTCTCAGATTATTGTATCCGTTGCTCGTTATCTTATGCGTATTGATACTATGCCTAGTCTTCGTAAATGCCAAGATAGAATTCCTGTTTCTAGATTGGCTTATTCCCTAGGTTGTGATTGTAATGAGCTTGGTAATAAATGTGTTTGTTGTCCTGTGTGTCGCCGTTCTGATGATCGTTGTATTTGTGTGTGTCCCCGCTGTAAGTCAAAGTCTGTTCCGTGTGATTGTAAGTGTTTCTCTTGCAATTGTGCCCCTTGTGTTTGTAGTATGTTAGTTAATGGAAATCTTGTTTGTTGTTTGAAGTGTAAAGCTATTACTCCTTCTGATTGTCAATGTCCTAAATTGGCTGGTAAAGAAAAGGATTCTGATTCCTGTGAATCTTTTTCTGATGCTAGTGCTCAAATGTTTAGTTCTCTTTGGCGACCAAGAGATGAACCTCCTGATCCTGCTGATGTTTCTTCTCCTTCTGATCCTCCTTCTTCCCCTATTGCTTGTTTGCCTAGGTGGTTTTCTCGTTCGTCTCGCGATGTCAATGAATTTGATAAATTTTGTCAAGTATTTTCGAATGCTTTTATGTTGAATCCTGATCTCGAGGCGTATGCCCAAACTCCTATGGCCCAGAAGTGGTTTTACTGTTTTCAATTGATACAGGAAGGTAATGCTGACCCGTTTTTGGTTGGTGCTTATCTTTCTCTCAATATGAGTCCTGAGATGATTCTCAAGTATGCTACTTTTTGCTCTATTACTTTTCAACGCATGCATGATAATGCACGCGAAGAATATAAGAATATGATGGTTGAAGAACTTGAAGAACTACCTAATCCTCCTGAAGAATTGGTTGAATATATGCTTGAAAGTGTTGGATTCTTGAATGTTGATGCTAATGATCGACTGCGAGAACTCACCATGTTTGCTCCTGCAAAGTTTAACCCGTTTGAACGTGATGATACCTTATGTTCTGTTTGGTATAACATTGGATTGTTGTTTTACAAGTATGGAAATTATTGTGAAGTTACATGTGCCCGTGTTCCTGATAAGTCTTATACTCTCACCCGTTATTCTACTTCTGCTATTGTTCAACTCAAGACTAAAGTAACTCTTTGGATAGAGTCGCTTGAAGTCGGTCGTCGTGTTGGTCAGACATGGAAACAATTTCGTAATTGGGTTGCCCCTGCTTGTACCCTTGTTGGAATTGCTGCTATGACTACTTTAGATACTTTTGTTTTTGCTCCAATCACTTGGACCCTTCAATTTGCTGTTAATAACCCCCTCATGACTATTGCTATTGTAGTTCCGTGTGTCTTGGTAACCATGGGAATGAAAAAAGTGATATCTGGAGATCTTGACCGCAAAGATGAATTAGATCTTGCTGAAGCTCAAAGTGATTATGCTAAGCTACCGCGTCCAAAGCGTTCTGCTGCGATAGCTCAAAGTGATTACCAAAAGTTGAAAAAGAAAGTTCGTGATGCCTCTGCTCAGTCTGACTACTCGAAAGTACCTAAGCCAAAGCGTTCTGCTATGGCCCAACATGCTTTTTGGAAGTTGACCCCTCGTCAAGTTTTTGTTTATGCTAAGGAAGAATATCTTAGTTGTAATTTGTCTTGCCGTGCGTCTGTGAAAGTCCACGGCAAGAAGTACCCTGCGTACGGTATTACAACCAAGAGAACTCTTTCTCCTCTTTATACTGCCAAAGATTCTCGTCTTAAGGATGGTGATGAACTCGATCTTGAAAAGATGTGTCGTTACCGCCTGGATGAGGATGTTTATCTCATGCCCTATTTATATAATGGTACCACTCAATGGTACCTTCTCCAAAACTCTGTATATTATTATATGAAACCTTCTGAGAATACTGAAGCTCAGATGGGATCTTGTACAGTTCATGCCCGAAATAAAACTCGGTCCATTGCTAATAATTGTTTTCAATACAAACTATCAACCCTCCTTGGAAGAGGTGGTGAAGGTTTGTGTTGGTCGCCTGGTGGTCGCACATTTGTAATGTGCAGACATCAGTTTGAAGCAATGGATTGTGGTGAAGGTTTGGTTAGTGAACTCGCTATAAAATACCATGACGGTGGAGCGCCCTTGCGCTTTGCCCGATCAGAATTTCAGCTCCGTTATCCCAAAGATGATAGAGATCTCATTTTCATTGAAGTGACCACGAAGCAACTTCCCCAGTTGCCTTCCATGAAAAGTCGGCTTAAAACCCGAGATGATTCCTTAAACTTTGAAGGAAACCGCTTTGTGCGTGTCCACCGCGAAGTAGTTGAAAATAAAGTTCATTATTGGTCTGAATGTTTCAATCATGAGGTTCGAAAGACCCAACCTGGTTTGAATATGTGTTATACTGATGTGAAAGGAAATTCTTGTCGTCGTCCTACGACAACTTTTTATGAGATTCCTAATGCTAAAGGAAAGTCTGGAGATTGTAGTGCTGTTTATGTTGATTATGAGTCTTCAAGTGTTGCTGATGTAGTTGGACTGCATTCTAGCACTTGGAATAACTCTGTTACTGTTGTTCCCTTATACCGTGAAGATTTTCCTTTCCTTACCGGAGAACAATATGATTTTATACCTGATTCCTACGATTTACCTGATGTACCTGCTCAAGGTGAAGCTCCCCAATGTGATACTTATGCTGTATTTCCTGGCACCCGTAACAAAGGTGTCACTCTTAAAAAACCAAATTTTGTGCCTACTGATTCTGTATATATCCCCTCCCCTATGTATAATGATCTGGAAGAATTCCTTGAAAAGGATGGACTTCAGATCCCCGTTGCCCCCGCCGCGTTGCGAAATTTTGTGAATGATTCGGGTGAATTTGTTAAAGTACACGACAAGACTTTTGCAAAGCTTGCCGAATGCTCTGGCATTGACCCTATGCCCGAAAAACTTCATAAAATTATCAATGACTATCCTGATTATATTATTGATGGATGGCTTCCTAGCCATTCTGTTCGACGATTTCAGATAATTAAGTTTCTTGATGCTCTTTTCTCCGACGAAATCCCTGGATTGGAATCCATGGATCCTACTAAGTCTGCTACCTATGAGAATAAGATTAAGAATAAGAAACGATCTAATCTGTTTGGTCGAGCTAACGCTCCCAAAGAAAGTTGGATTGTCAATGATAAAGGCTGGTGGGTCGATCCTGACCTTACTCGCCAAGTTAACGCTCTTTTTGAACATGTTGAAAAAGGAGGCGCGATTAAATGTCTTGCCGATGCGTGTTGGAAAGACGAATTACGCCTCTTGGAAGCAGTGGAACTTGGTAAAACTAGACTCTTTTGTGTTGGGTCTTTTACCTTGTCCGTTGTGACTAAGATGGCGTTCGGTGATCTCGTTAGAGAAAAAGGTGATATGTTTATACGTCCCTCCAAGATTGGAATTAACCCTTATTCTATTGATTGGAAACACCTTAAGGACTTTTTGTCCACGCATCCGAACTTGTTTGGAGGCGATTGCTCTGGCTGGGATTACCGAATCCGCGCTTTATTTTTATTTTTGTTTCATAGATTTATTGATACCCTTGATGTTTTTGACCAC